GCCTTGCGCGAGGCGATGACCTGCTCCATCGCGAGTTCGCGGGGCGAGCGTACCGGCTCGCTGGTCTCGGCGGCCGGCGCCTCGTTGGTGACCTGGTCCTGGTTCAGTTCGTCGTCCATCGTGGGCTCCTTCAGTCCGTTTGATCGAGCTGGCGCATCCGCTCCTGGGCCTCTTGCCCAAGGATGATCGCGTCGGCCAGCCA